GAGCCAGTCAGTAGATTGAAACCTACCGATGAGGAGATTGACAAAATATGGAAATCTCAATACGCTCTAAAAGCCTTCGTTGATCCAAGTAATTTTAAATCTTATGATGAACTCAAAGAGAAACTGAATAAGGTACTTACTGGAACAAGAAGTACGGAGTCCGTAGAAGACATTGACCTCCCACCTGTCAGCAATGACATACCAAAGTCTTCTAACGGTGCCGTAGAGAAAGAGGAAAAGTCTAACGACGGAGATGATCTGTCGTATTTTAGTAAATTAGCTGAAGACGATTCCTAATATCTATCTCTCTCACTTTCTCAATAGGGTAGCCTTCGGGCTACCCACATCACAATGAAGTTTAAAAAATTACCTAATATAGATAGACGAGCATACAAGGGCTTATTCAAGCCACTTAATCCACAGAAATACAAAGGCAACGTAAAGAACATAACCTACAGGTCAAGCTGGGAGAAACGATTTATGGTCTATTGTGATAAGACCAGACAGATTGTAGAATGGGGTAGTGAAGAACTTTTTATACCTTACAGAGGCGTTGATAACAAACCACATAGATATTATCCTGACTTCTATATGAAGATCAGACAACCCAACGGCACATACAAAAAATTCATAGTAGAAATCAAACCAAAATATCAGACAAGAAAACCACAACCAGGTAAGATAAAATCAGCGTATTTTAAGAAGTCATTATTGACATATGAAACAAACAGACGTAAATGGTCAACAGCATTTGCTTTCTGTAAAAAGCACAATATGACGTTTAAAATACTGACCGAAGATCATCTAAAGACCTTTTAAATCATCATAAATAGTAGTATGGCAAGTGTATTTGACACAATCAAAATGAAGGCAGGAGATACTGACCGTTCTAATAACTGGTACAGAGGACAAGTTAATAGAATAGCAAGTGGTACTACTGCTAGAGAATTGTTTAGACAAGGTAAACTAGCAAGACGACCTAGTGTAGGTAGACTAAATCTATTTGGGTATAATCCTAAATTAAGAAAGACGTTACCATACTATGACGTATTCCCATTAGTGTTACCTTTAGAGGCATTTTCAGGTGGGTTTATAGGCATGAACTTTCATTACCTACCACCATTATTAAGAATGAGATTATTAGAGCGTATGCAAGCGACAGCAACAGATAAGAAGTTTGACAAAGATACAAAGTTTGACGTGACCTATTCAGATGTTAAGAACTTAGGCATAGTTAAACCCACAATCAAAAAGTATTTGTACTCATATGCTCAGACAGGTTTTTTAAGAATAAATGCTGACGAGGCTGCAACAGCAATATTCTTACCAGTACAAAGATTTAAAAAGGCTTCAGAGGGCAAAGTATATGCAGATAGTAGGAGATTTATCTAATGGCAATAATTAGACAACGATTACCAATACCAGGACCATTTGATATTAGAATAGGTCTGCCTAGAGATAAGGGCTTTGATCCTAGAAAAGCAAGAAAGAGATTAGCACAAAAGGCAAATCCTCAAACGAGTATAAACAGATTTAGAAGTATGGTCTCAGGTGGTGAGGGCTTGTACAGACCAGCAAAATACTTTGTTGCTATAGAATTTCCTCAGGCAGTAAGAGATGATATTGATATACAGAATGAATTTACAGAATACAAAATGGATGCTGACTTCTTACGGTCAACTAGAAATACGGTTAAAGATAGATTGTATTTTTTCTGTTCAGACGCTTCATTACCTGAACGTACAATACAAGACGCAGATGTAGGTGGCACGTATGGGCCAGAGAGAAAGATAGGTAGAGGTTTAGAGTTTGCACCTATAACTTTACAATTCATGCTTGACTCAGAATTACAAGAACGTACAATATTTGAAGCATGGCAAAACCTTATAATAAATGAAAGAACATTTAACGCTAATTTCTATGACGAATATATCGGTAGAATATTCATCTATCCTTTACATGAGAATAGAAATGAAGCGCCGCCTAGTAATACACAATTTCCTGCTTCAAATGCAGCTGCAGGAGCATTAGCAAAATTATCACTATCAGGATATTATTGTGAGATGATAGAAGTATATCCTAAAACGCTAGGTTCAGTAGAACTATCGTATGGTGCTGCTAATCAGTTTGCTAAACAATCAATAACATTTAATTACAGATACTGGAAATCAGGTGCTACTTTACATGACCATGAAAAAGGTGAGGAGAGTGGTAGTATTGATGGCGTAGGAACTATAAAAGATCCTAAGTTTGGCGGTATCTTTGGTGGTCTTATAAGTAAGTTACCACCTGAATTAAGAAGAGCGGGAAGAGATGTCATACAACAAGTTAAGACAAGATTCCCAATAGGAAGAATATTTGGAGGAAAAGTATTTCCCCCATTTTTTTAAATAATTTATAAAGGAGTGAAACATTATGGCTTTACCATTAAACGAAGTACCAAATTATACTTGTAAACTTCCCTCAACAGGTCAGACTATAACATACAGACCTTTTCTTGTAAAAGAGCAAAAGGTGATGTTGATGGCCATGGAGAGTGAGAATGACAAGGAGATAGGACAAGCAGTGACAGATACTATGCAATCATGTATAATTTCTGATTTAGATATTGCAAAATTACCTATCTATGATTTTGAATACTTGTATTTAAAGGTCAGAGCAAAGTCAGTCGGTGAAACGGTTAAATTGAGAATAAAATGTCCAGATGATGAAAAAGAAATTGTTGAACAAGAGGTTAATATTGATAAGATAGAGGTAGACATGCCAAAAGACCATACAAACAAAATAGAGTTTGAACCTGGTTATGGTGTTGTTATGAATTACCCTACTATCAATACGTTTCAAAACGTGCCTGAATCAACAACTGCTTTATCATTTAAGTTAGTACAAGATTCTATACAGACAATCTACAAAGGTGATGAGGTTTTTGACAGAAACAATATCAGCGATGAAGAACTTGAAGAATTTGTTAATAATATGACACAGGCTCAATTTACTAAAGTACAGACTTTCTTTGACACAATGCCACGAGTTAGACATAAAATCAAATATCAGAACCCTAAATCAGGTAAAGAATTTGAGATGAATTTAACTGGTACAACTGATTTTTTTTAATTACCCTTTCACACGAAAGCCTTGAAAATTATTATAGGGTGAACTTTTTGTTAATGCACCATCATAAATATTCATTAACAGAGTTAGAGATGATGTTACCGTGGGAAAGGGAGATATACGTTGATATGTTGATACAACACATCAAGGAAGAGAACGACAAAATTAGAGAGCAAGAACGCTCAAGGAGAGGATAATGCAAATAATTAATGAAACAAAGAATACGATAAAAACAATATGGTGGTTTTTCAAAGAAGAATTACCTCAGTTTTTATCTAACTGGAGAACTGTGCCTAGACTTATGATGATATTATATGGTATGGTATTCTACAATACAATGCAATGGTTTATGGCACTAGAGGCCCCTAACAACGCTCAAGCAGGTTTTGTATCTGTTGTTGTAGGTGCAGGTGCAGCTTGGTTTGGTTTATATGTGAATGGTAAAAAAACAAACATACAAAACAAGTAATTAAATGGCAGACAGGCAAGACTTTAAAAGTCTATTAAAAGAGCAAAAAGAAAAGAAGCAAAAAGAGGTAATCTCTATTGCTGAAGCGACACAAAACTATGCTTTGCAGATACAGAAAGATGAAGGTTTTGGTCAGCAATTCTTTAAGCGTGAAGGTATATCTAATTCAGCAGTTAGTGTTGTACAGAATTTTACAAACGAACTAGATGGTATCGCTGACGCAAGTGAGCCATACAAAAACATAAAAGAACTATTAGGTAAATACAATGTTCTTTTAAAAGAATTGCCTGGGTCTGTTAAGAAGGATAGATTTTCAGAAAAAGAAGCATTATACATCACAAAGGTTGTTGATCCTGTATTAAGAGAACTAAACAGCTTAACAGGACCTTTATTAAGAACAAGACTCGCATTTAGAGATTTCATCAAACAATTCAAACCTATTAAGATTGCAGATAGATTATTCGGTAACGTGCCGATAGTAGGTGGTCTAATTAAGAGAAAGATTGAAAGACAAGAGGCAGGTGAACAAGAATTAAGAAGTGCAGAGAGAACAAAACAAAGAGAAGCATCCAGAGAGGCAAGACGAGGCATTGAAGACTCACTTGCAATGGATGACATAGATGACACAACAGACCTCATACAAGAAACACCAGAAGTAAGACCTAAAGGCACACAAAAAGGTATAAACAAATCAAGTGGCAATATCTCTGCCTCAGTAGGCGAAGAACTTGCAAAAGAAAAAGCAACAGCAGACAAAGAAACAAAAGGTATCTTTGAAATGATTGCTGAAAGTACCTACGAAACAAATGAGAACGTCAAAAAATTAGTCGGTGAAGCAGAGGAACAAAACGAGAAGAACGGTGGTTTCTTT